CATCATCCATCACTTGTACGGAAGCTGCTCAGTTGATTGCCGAGGTTTCGGCGACTGGATGTCGTTCTCCGTGGGAGATGGACATGCTTGAGCTTGCGCTTTTGAATCGCATTTCTGATTCTAGCGGCGGTTCGGTCGGATTTCCGCTGACGGCGGATTTGACATCGATTACTGCCGATGTGACGACCATTACTGCGGATCAGACCCAATTTTAACAACGGTTTAGGAAACACTTCATACTATGGCACAGCAAACGATCAATGTCGGAGCCTCAGCCAACGACGGAACGGGGAGTCCGCTGCGGACGGCATTCCAGTACACGAACAGCAACTTTACGGAGCTGTACGCGGCTCTAGGAGGTGGCACTGGCCTACCTGGGGCTACGAATCAGGTGCTGTTCAATAACGGAACTGCCATCGCTGGCGATGCCGGGATGACGTACAATCCGTCGACCGATACGATGACGCTCGTCAATTTGGTGCTGAGCGGAACCTTTGCTGCGCGTAATGGTGACACCCCCTCCGCCATCCGCGCCGCCGCTTCCGACTACGCTGCCGTGACGTTCGATGGGGCGACGAGCGGGACGCGCATTGTGTCTACTCTGACAAGCCAGAACATCGGCACGGGCGATATGTCAATGTGGAACAGGTTTCGGGTATTTACCACGACCGGAACCACCCGATACATCGCTGCGCTATCCAGCAGCTCGACTGCTGCCGATCAGGCTAGTGCATGCGCCTTGTCAATTTCTTCGACTGGTGGGCTTGTGTTTGTGTTGTTCGGATCGACAACCAGCGATTCGAGAATTGCCACCGTTGCAGGGTTTCAAACTGCGTATTCCGGCCAGGTTGTTGATATTGTTGTCACCCGTACCGGAACCACGCTTAAGGTCTACATCAACGGGACTGACACGGCTTACACTGAAACGACTACTGGGACGCCCCCTGCGTGGAGCGCAACGATTACATCCACCAATCTGTTCATTGGTCAAAGCACAGGAACAACTTCCATCTTTACCGGCCGCATCTACCGCTCCGTCGTCTTCAACCGCGCACTGTCCGCGAGCGATGTCACCGAGCTTATCACTGTCGGCGTGAATCCAGCGGATCAGTGGGGGACGCAGACGGCGGCTTACACCAGTGATTTCTCGGCTGGTGCGGATAGTTGGTCTGCGGCTCGTGGAACCGCTGCCGGAAATATCGACGGCATCTCTGGCGTGGATAACACGTTGAGGTTAACTGTAGACACAACTGCAACAAACTCTCATTTAGCTTTCCTCAACCCTGTTCCAGGATTGCTGGCCGGAAAACGCTATCGCGTTGGGTTCAACTACTTCATCACGGCAGCGAATGCCACGATGAATGGTTTGGCTCTTTGGCAGCTTAGTCCGTCGGTCCAGATTTCAACGGTTCAATCAGTTACTGGCGCCTGGACTTCAATTGCTCCTGTCGAGTTTGTTTCAGGTGAGACAAGGTTGGCTGTGTTGGGGGCGGCAGGTGGAAACGCTAATTTCACCGGCAACGGCACTGACACGTTCTACCTGCACAGCTTTGTCCTCACCCGCATCGGCGCAATCGTCGATCTGGATTTCACCGTCGGCACCGGCTACCAAGCCACCGACCGCTCGACCAACGCGCTGCACGGTACGCTGTTCAACGGTGTTGAGTTCACGCAGCCGAGGCGCATGGCGGTCCTCTATGCGACAACCGCCGCGTCTGGCAACACTCAGCTCCTCGGTTCGTTGGCCATCCCGACCAATGCAGTCATCGAGGACGTAGTCGTCAACTCGACCGGATCTTCTACCGTCTCAATCGGCAACGTCTCCGCTGGCACCCAGATCGTCAATGCTGCATCGGTTGTCTCTGGCCGACAGAAGCTGACGATTGCCACTCCGTTCAGCACCACCGGCAATCTGTGGGTGAACAGTTCCGCAGCCGTGACGCTCCAATTCACAATCCTCTACACCATCGCCGCTTGATCTATGGAAACCGAACCAGCAATCAAAACCGAGCCGCTCGAAACCATCATTTTTGATCCTCCGATCAAGGTTTCGGAGGACAAGATCGTCGGTGGCACCGTAGTCACCTCGGCGGAAATCGAGCCTCCCGATGCGTCCGGTATGGTCATCGCGCGGATCTTGCCCATCGGCTACGTCATGGGTTTTCCGTTCGTTGACTCCAACGAAAACAGCATCAGGGTTGCCCTGAGCTGACCATCACACCATGACTGAGTCCCATTTTATGCGAGACATGTTTGCCGCTGCTAGTGGACCATTCATCGGCATTCTCGGGAACGCGATTTTCTCAGACCCGAACCTCAAGACGGCATCGCTCGCGTTAGGTGCCGTCACCGCTCTTCTCGTCTGTCTAGCAAAAGCCATCGACCTTTACCGCAAAATCAAATGAACCCTAACTTCACCTCTCTCATCCGCCATCTTCTCTCCGCCGCTGGCGGTTTCCTCGTCGCCAAAGGATTGGCCAGTGCCGATCAAGTCGCCGAACTTGCCGGTGCCGCCGTCAGCATCATCGGAGTCGCTTGGTCGATCTTCAACAATAAGAAGAACGCCTCGAAGACTGAATGAACTTCTTGGCCGACTTGGTGATGAAGCTGGTCATCTGGCTTCATGCACTGACGAAACAAGACATCTCAAGTGAAGACGCCAAGAAACAACCTGATCTTAAGCGCGGTCTTCTTGATCGTGTGCGCGAGCATGAGCGTGAGCTGCGCGAGTCGAGTGATTTACGTCCCCCACGGTGAGCCTGTGCGCCTTGCTGAGAGCGTTAAAGCGAAAGTTTGGGTGGTTGACGCGAACGGCAAAAACGTGCGTAGTAATAACCGCATCACCATCCATGAAGGCTGGTATGCACTTCCAAAAGAATGAGCAATAACGCGCCGTATAAAGGTTCTCCCGCCGTCGGTGGCAGTGGCAGCGGACCTTACAAGCAGTCGCCTCCTAAGCCGCCTGTTCGACCTCAGCCTAGGCCGGTTCCGAGCGGAAGCGGTCCTTATCGAGGCGGCAGCGGACCTTATCGTAAGTAATTGAAACGAAAATCCCCCGGTGGCTAAGAAACCATCGGGGGATAATTGTTTTCAGCGTCCCAACGACTTCAAGACACTCGCAACGAAGTCCTCGCTCTTGGCAGCGTTTACATTCGCCGACTTCAAGCCAGGATTCGTCGCCTTCGAACTGACTCCCGGCTCGCTGCCACGATACTTCGCTAGTTCGGCTTGCAAGCGTTTGTTTACCTCGACCTGAGAATAGAGAAGCTCACGGTATTTCGGCGCGGCAGCGGCCCAAAGAGCGGCCTTGGCGAGGTCTTCTTCGCTGTTCTCACCATTGAATATCTGCTTGGCGAGGCTCAGACGCTGGTTCAATTCACCGTTCCATTCCTCGTCGCCCTCACGCGGTTCGAAGATTTCAAGTGCGCGAGCGTTCTCGCTCACCTTCGCCCAGGTCTTACTGGCCGACTCCAATGCAGCCTTAGTACCCTCTTCGTTGTCCTTCTGGTATTTCGAGATGACCGCATCGTAATCAGCTTTCGCCTCAGACATCTCCGCAGTCTTTTCGCCGTTAATCTCGTCGTACTTGACGATCAACGCACCGAGCTTCGCCTTCTTGGCCGGTGAAAGACCTTCAACGATGTCGTCGATCTGCGAGTTCCGGTAGTCGCTCTCAGGCGACTTGAGTAGGCCAACAAGCCGTTCTCCATCGGTGCCGACAAGACCCTTCACCGATTCGAAGACGCCATTGATCTTGCCCTCGTACTTCTTAACAAACTCAGGGTGACGCTCGATGTCGAGCAATCGGACACGCTCAGAAAGCGCATCACGCTCTTCCTGCAAGGTCTTGAGCTGAGCTTCGAAGTTCGGATTGGCAGTCTTGCCAGCCTTCAGCTCCTCTAATTGTTTCGCGAGCTGCGCCTTCTCCTCCTTGATCTTACGGAAAGCATCAGCGGCCTTCGTAGACTTGATCGACTCAGGAATGTCCGAATCAGCGGCTGCTGAATCCTTGGCGACTGCATCACCTTTCTTCGCGCCAAACAACCGCTCGATGTCCATCTCGGACTTGTTAGGCTTCGCCGTGCTGTCAACTTTCGGTTGCTTCTGTTCAACAACCTGCGAGGCAGAATTGGCCGACTCATCAGCCGATGCAGCATCCTCAAGACCGCTTGCCTTGAATGCGTCGATGAATGAACTGCCGAAGTCCGGCATTTGCGCCGAGTTTACCAGAGGTGTATTAAGTGGTTCTTCCATAGTGTTAGTTAGTATTGCTTATCAAAGGTTGCTTCAGGTTCTTTAGTAGTGTCATTCACCGACAATTTTCGAAGGTTTTCAAGACAATGCGCGTAGCCAGCGGTTACACCGGCAGCGAAAATAATGTCCGATTCCTTGCTCACGTTTGATGGCATTGGTATTGGCATCGACTCTGCGACGATACGAATCGCCATGCGTAGAATTGGAGTTCTGAGGATCTTGCCTAGCTCAGCATGCTGATTGGAATCTATCCAATCTTGGATATTTACCTCAGGCAACTCCATCAGGTTCTTTACTGTCTCCTTGCGGTTCTTCGTCGAGCCTCTTAGCCAGTTGATCATATCGTGTTGTTAGATGTCGTTTGAGTTTATGCCTCTGCGGAATTGGGTCGAGAATGTCGTCTAGCTTCATCGGCTTCTCC